ACTTAGGGTATTAAGGGTAATAGAAGTAGTAGCTTATAGGAGGAAGGATATTTTGAGTTATAAAAAAAGACAGTCGTGGTATCTATATGTTTGAAAAGGGGGTATTCCACTGCCCTTATTGCCCTGAAAGGATTCTGAAAATGCTGGAACGAACAATCGAAAGACGGCTGGTGAACAAAACCAAGGAAGCCGGAGGCTTGGCCATAAAGTGGACTGCACCCGGCTTTTCCGGCGTGCCGGACAGGATTGTGTTTTTGCCGGAAGGCCGGATCATCTTTGTTGAGTTGAAGGCGCCGGGCAAACCCCTGGCCCCGCTTCAAGAGCGTGTGCACAGGCTTCTGGCCAAACTGGGGGCCGATGTGAGGACGATTGACAGCGTTGAAGGCGTGGACGAGGTGTTCAAGTGAGAACCAGACTAGATTTTCGCGAGTACCAGGACCAGGCAGACCAGTTCATCACGGCCAACCGCAGGTCTTACCTGGCAGCCAAAGCCGGGGCAGGCAAGACTGCGGTGGCCCTGTCGTTGATTGAGCGGTTGATGTTCGACCGGTTTGAGGTGGCCAAGGTTTTGGTGGTGGCGCCAAAGAGGGTGGCCCAGCAATGGCCCAGCGAGGCCCAGGGATGGTCGTTCAGCAGGGGCCTGCGGTTCGGTGTGTACGTTGGGGCGCCTGAAGCGCGCAAAGCGGCCCTGGCGGCTTCCTGGGACGTGCTGACGTGCAGCTTTGACCACTTCCCTGAACTGGTGCAGCAATTCAAGCTGGCCGACTGGCCGTTTGATCTGGTGATCTTCGACGAGGCCAGCAGGCTGAGAAAAGGTGGGCGCAAGGGCAGCGTCGGGTGGAAAGCCATGAACGCGATCAGCGCCAAGACGGACGCACGCATTTTGCTGATGAGCGGCAGCCCCCGGCCAGGCACAGCGCATGAACTGTTCGCGCCCGTGTTCCTGCTTGACCAAGGCCAGCGCCTGGGCGCCACCCTGACCGGGTTCAGGTCAGATTACCTGGAGCCGAACAAACAGAACCGGCAGACCGGCCAGGTCTATAGCTGGCAACTGAGAAAGGGGATGGAGGCCGCGCTGTACAACCGGATCGCGGACCTCTACTTCGCGGTGGCGCCTGACTTGGGTCTGAAGTCGGTGGTGATCGACCGCTACGTCGCCCTGCCAAAGGCGGTGGAGAAGGCGTGCATGGACCTGCAAGCCAACCAGGTCCTGGACTTTGACGACCTAAGCCTGACGGCAGCAAGCCAGGGCACGGTGGCAGGCAAGCTCCACCAGATGTGCCAGGGCGCGGTGTTTGGCGACGATGGCAAGGTTCAATTGCTGCACAACGAAAAGCTGGATGAACTGGATCAGATCGTGGAGGAGGTGGACGGCCCGCTGATCGTGGCGTACTGGTACACGCACGACTTCGACCGGCTGAAAGCCAGATTCCCGGCGGCGGTGGACATCACGACACCGGACGGCTTGGCAGCGGCCAAGGCTGGCCAGGTTGAGCTGGCGCTGCTGAACCCAGGCAGTGCTGCGCACGGGATCGACGGCCTGCAAAAGCACTTCAATGCCATTGCGTGGTTCACAATCCCGGCCAGCTTTGAGATGTACGACCAGACCAACAAGCGGATCGTGCGTAGCGGCCAGGTGGGCGACACGACCAGCATCTACCGGATCATCGCGGCCAACGGCATTGCAGACGAGCGGCTGCTGGCCGGGCTGTACCGCAAAGAGCAAGAGCAAGACGCATTTTTTAAACACTTGGAAAGCAAAACATGACAAGCAGAGAAAAAATCACCAGCGCGCAGACAAGCAAGAACCTGCAAGACCCGCCATCGGGTGAGCTTGGCGACATCGACATCATCAGGGCTTGTGGGATGGCCGGACAGAGCAACCCGCTGGGGTTGTCGATTTGGAGGTGGCGTTACGCCGGTGACAACCGCGAGATTCACAAGATCGCGGAGGCTTTGATGGGTATGGGGCACGAAGTGGACACGGTGTTCACCGTGTTGCAGCACCTAAGCAGGGAGGTGTGTCCGGTTTGCTTTGGCAGGGGATACGGTGTGGTGGAAGGCACACCCATTTTGAACGGCGAGATTTGCATGGACTGCAACGGCACCGGCAAACGCCAACTCCACGGTGACGCGGAATTGGCGTTAGTCGAAGTCATCGTAAGGCTGGAGCGGGACGTGGCCCGCCAGATACAGCAGAAGCTGTCTACCGCCGAATGACCTGGTTGCAGCAAGGACAGATTTGCTTGTCCTTGCGCCGCCCCAGGGCTCGGTGCACGGCAGATTCATTGACCCCAACCTGTTTGGATGCAGCGTAGACGGTCAGGCCTTCGTCAAGCACCAGGTCAATTGCTTGCATGGTCCGAGACTTTTCTGCGGGCACAGTCGGGTCGTCACCGCGTTTGGACCAGATCGCGATTACGTCGACGAACGAATCCGGCTTGTCGGTGAAAGCCGCGCAAGACAGTTTGCCGTCCAGGTTGTACGCAAGCAGGTATCGCAGGTCGTCCCGGTCCGCCATGACCCGTATCTTGTGGCGCACGTTGTCCGACCAGGACACGTCGTAAAGGAATTGTTCAAGGTCAAGTATTTGCATGTTTAGTTCTTTGCGAAGTAGTAGGCGAGGCTGATCACCAGGACCAGTAGGACGGTGCGGCTCATGCGCGCACCCAGTAGAAGGTGTCGAGCAGCAGCACGACGACGGCTGCGGTGTACACGACAGCGAAAAGGGCTTTTTCAATCACGCCTCTACCTCCATGCCGTATTCGCCCTGTGGCACCGTCTGGTGCGTGCTCAAGGGCCGGAAGAAGTCGTTGATGGATTGGACGTAGCCAGCGTAGTCGTAAGGCTTGCCGTTGTCGGTAGAGGTGTACACCTTGGCGTTAGCTATGTGGTATTCCCGCACGTACTCCGCCGTGCTGGAGTACGCACCGTAGCGCGGGTAATTGCGGGACACGCCGCCTTGAAGCCGCACCTTTTTGTGCTTACCGGTGAACTTAACCACCTCCCCAAGAAAACCCTCGCGGTCGTCGCGGATGGTGTAGCGGGCTTTGCCCAAAGTGATTGTTTGCATACCAGTCTCCAATGAAAAAGGGGGCCGAAGCCCCCGGGGTTTAAGCAGTCAGCAGGTCCAGGGTGCGGGCCTTCAGCGCAGCGCCAGCGCCCCACTGCGAAGCAACGAACCGGTTCTGGTCGTTGTGAGCGCGGACGTGGTGGTCAGCGTATTCGGTCACCGCGTTGAGGAAACCCCAGCGAGTACCGAAGACGCCGTCCATCATGGCGCCCATGCCGTCGCCGTTGAACAGCGACATCACCTTTTTGAAGCCAGCCGTCTCGCGGACCTTCTCACCGCCGCCGAAGACCTGAACCGCGATGTCAGCGGCGTGCTCTTCGTGCAAATCGATGTTGGCCAAGCCGGTCACCGTGGCGCGGAACGCGTCCCAGGCAGCGGTGTTCAGCCCCATGAACTCTTTCACCGAAGCCGGGTCGAAAGTGGAGCGGTGGGTCACCTTGACCGACGCCGGGGCATCAGCCATGGCCATTTGCAAGGTGTTCTTGCAAACGGTACGCACCGTGGTGCGGCGCACCTCAGTGGCCAGCGACCCGTCAGCCGACGTGCTGATCAGGATGTAGCCGCCGATCGTGTCACGCACAGACGCCGGAGCGGCTTCGCCGATCTTGGCCGTGGCCCAGAAGCGCTTGCCGTCGTAGATCGTGCCAGCAGCGGACAACTCTAGGCCACCGGCCTTGGCGATGTCGCGGAAAAACTCGATCACGTCACCGGGCTGCACTACCTGGTAGCGATTGGACACAACCCCCAACGGCTTTTTGGTGTCGGAGCGGAACAGGACGTGCTGGTCAGGCAACTCAAGCTGACCACCGCCGAACTCGGTGTTGTAGCGCACGATACCGCGCTTGATTTTCCAGTCCATCCCGGCAGCCACCCTCCAGGCGTCCAGGCTGGTGCCGTCTTCCAGGGCTTGGCCAAGGCCGTGCCACGGTGTGCCGTCAGAGGCAAGGTAAGCAAATTCAACGCGGCCATTGGCGTGGGTTGTCAATTCGTGAGACATAAATTTTCCTTTAACAAAAAACCAGGCCGTTGTCGGTCGCCTGGATACACCGCCTAAACCCGGCACGCCAGGCTTAGGTGAGGGGCCGAAGCCCCAGGGGGTTACTTCAAATTCTCCAGGGTTAAGCCAGGCGTGCACTGCACGTCATATCCGAGTTTGGCGATCAAGGCCAGCGCCTGAACCGTCAGGGTTTTGGTGCCAGCCAGATCGGCGAAGAAGTGGGCGTCGACGCACACGGGGTAGGCTTTGACTACCCCGTACACCTCACGCAGGGTGATGGTGATTCTCATGATTACACCTGCCGAGAAGTGACCATGACCTTGGTCACGGCAGTAACTTTTTCCACAAGGCCGATTCTGTCGCCCAGGAAAATCTCCACTTTGCGTGGGTCGTAGCTGGTACGCTGCTGTTCCACGATCGTGGCCGTGTACAAGTCGCCGTTGTACTTGTCGACGCCGCCTTTTTTGAGGCGGGTCTTGATAGCGTCTGCCTGGGCAGTAAGGCGGCTGATGTCAGCGAGCAACACGCCGAGCGTGTCGATGTCGTCGGCGGTGATCGCCTGAATGATGGTCTTAGCCATGATGAAACTCCAAAAAACCAGGCCGTTGTCGGTCGCCTGGATACACCGCCAAAAAACAGCGCGCTGCCCTTTGGTATTTCCTTCGCACTCCGCAGTCTGGGGGACTGGTTCTAAGCGGTCTGGCCGTTTGGTTCCCGTGAGGTACTTCGTATTTGGCTGGTTCCCTTTTTGTATCCCCCTGGTCCTTTGGGGCCTGGTCATCAATGACCAGGACTCAAATGTAGCACAGTGACAGTCACCGTCAAGTAGGTGTTGTTTTTACGCAACATTAGGTGCCGTAAGTGCCCCAGGCGGGCATCACCTGCATCCACTGTTTGGCTGAGTAAGCCAAGTCGTCAAACTCGGCCCGGCCTTCAAAGAAGTCAACCAGTTGTATGCGGTCTACCTGCATGCGCATTGTTCTTGCGGCTTCGTCGGCATACCGCTTGAACATGGCTATGTTCATGTCCACTCTGTCCAAAACAATTTGTTGTTGCGCAGGTGCTGGGATTGGGAAAGTCATACTGCCACCTCTTCTGCTGCCAGGATCGCTTGCAAACCAGCAAGCATGGTCAGGGCTTCTGCCCTGGTGAGTACCGCGTTGGCGCTGGCACCCCTGAGTTGCAGGCTGAGCCAGACGCCGCCGTCGTCCCAAGAATCAATGCTGACGCGCACCCGGTCTTCAGTGTGAATTACTGTTTCCATCTCGATCTCCAAAAAATTCCCAGCATCCGGCTGGATCGGAGTGTTGATCACACTGCAATGCGCCCTGTCACGGCGCAGCACGCTGAGATCAGACTGCCATTTGTTCAGCAAAGATGTACTTTGCAGCGGCTTTTGCATCCTTTAGCGAATCGACGTTCCAGCCGGTGTAGCCCACACCATCGTCGTCAAAGAACAATTCGTAAACCTGAGCGGTTTGATCAAACTGGGCCCATATTTCGTAGCCGCCGCGTTTTGCAATAAGAGTCATATCAGTCTCCAAAAAACCAGGCCGTTGTCGGTCGCCTGGATACACCGCCAAAAGACAGCACGCTGCCCTTTGGTGACGGTAACAGGGCGGCTAGTCCTGAACCTTGTGGAAATCTCTTCGCTCCCGTCGTTTGCTGGTCTAAAGACCACCGTTGCGCCATTGCTTCGAGCCTCGGGTTGATACCCCGGTGAGGTTGTCTACGTCGTTAGCGTTGCCTGTTTGCTATTTCCTACCGTCTTAATCGGTTCCTTCGCACTCGGCAGCCTGGGGGGCTGGGTCTAAGCGGTCTGGCCTTTTGTTTCCCTGGTCGGTACTTCGTAATCGGCTGGTTCCCTTTTTGTATCCCGCTGGTCCTTCGCGGTGGGTCGTTAATGACCACAACTCAAATGTAGTGACACTGACAGTTCCTGTCTAGTATTATTTTGTTTGTTGCGTAAATACAACAAAAATAATTTAGAAGTGTTGTTTTTATGCAACAACCAAGTGTTGTTTTTATGCAACATAAGGTGTTGATTTTTTCTAGTTTTTGACCACTTGACCTGAAATCTCCTTTGGCGTACACTTTTTGCGCACAGTTGCGTCTGCGATTTTGCTAATTAAGCTCACAACCAAGCCGCCCAAAAGGCGGCTTTTTCATTGGGAAAATCATGGAAACCATCACCATCACCGTCGGCGACGACAAGAAGATCACCGTCACGACTGGCGGCGATGAATCTGAGAACCAACAGCCTGGCAGCCCGGGCGGCGCGATGCAGGAAGGCCAGCAGCCCTATGAATGCCAAAGCGCCGACGAGTGCCTAAAGTACGTCGGCATGATCCTGAAAGAAGAGATGGGCGAAGGCGCCCAAGAGGAAGCCACCGAAGGCCCAGAAGACTACGGTCAGATGTGGCAGCAAGAGGCGCAAAAACGCAAACCCCAACCCGGCCTGATGGCCTAACCCCCGGAGAACTCACCATGGCAATGCAAGACTACGCAACTGAACAGAGCCGCAACACCATGCGCGCTGCTGGCAACCCAATGAAAACCGGCGCTGCTATCGGCGGTGGCGGCAACGCCACCCAGGGCGCTGGCCAGATTCCTGGCAAGGTTCCCGTGCCTATGCCCGGCACAAACACCACGCAGCCCGAATACAAGGGCGGCATGGCCAAGACGCCGATGGGCTTTAACAGCGGCATCATCAACGGCAAAATCTAATGCCAAGCCGGTCGCCCGCCCAGGCCAAGATGATGGCCGCTGCTGCGCACAATCCCGCCTTCGCCAAGAAGGTGGGCGTTCCTGTGTCTGTGGCAAAGGACTTCAACAAGGCTGACAAGGGCACCGGCATTTTGCGCAAAGCGATGAAGAAGCAAAAATGAAACCAGGCCTGTACGCAAACATCGCGGCCAAACGCGAACGCATCGCCAATGGAAGCAATGAGCGTATGCGCAAGCCGGGCAGCAAGGGCGCCCCGACGGCAGCCGACTTCAAGCAGTCAGCCAAGACGGCCAAGACCGGCATCATTGGCAAGGCCATGAAATGAAAACCCCGGCCTGGCAGCGCAAAGAAGGCAAGGCCGAGTCTGGCGGCTTGAACGCCAAAGGCCGGGCCAGCGCCAAGGCTGAGGGAATGAACCTCAAGGCGCCGGTCAAGGCGGGCGACAACCCGCGCCGCGCCAGCTTCTTGGCCCGGATGGGCAATATGCCTGGGCCTGAACGCAAGAACGGCGAGCCCACCCGTTTGCTCAAGAGCCTGCAAGCCTGGGGCGCCAGCAGCAAGGGAGACGCCAAGGCCAAAGCCAAAGCGATCAGCGCGCGCAATGATGGTGGCCTGGTCCGCAAAAACATGAGTTCAACCTAAATGGCTAGACAAACCAAACCGCAGCGACTTGCCGAATTGGCCGGGGCACCGCCCAGGCTGGCCACCGCCGACGATCTGCAATCCGGTGGGGTGCCGCACGCCAGTGCTCACGCCAAGCAGCGGTCCAGCAAGAAGCCGATGGGCATCAACCTGAAGATGGTTTCTGAGGCCTTGATCGAAGAGGGCCTGGACCCGACGATCGAGATGATCAAGATTTTGAAAAAGGAGTTGCCAGTCTTGGACGCCAACGGCAAGCCGCGCGTCAACAAGGACGGCACGCCAATGATGCGTCCCGCACTGGACGACGACACCAAACTGCGCACGCTGAATGAGCTTTTGCAGTACACGCAGCCCAAGCTCAAGTCGGTGGAGATGAAGGTCTCCGGCAACCTGGAACTGACCAACGAGCAACTCGATAGCCGCCTGGTCATGTTGCTTGCGAAGGCTGCCAAATGAAGTTGGACGATTTGGACCTGACGAAAATCGACTTGTCGGCCCTCAGCCACGAAGAGAAGCTCCAGGTCTACGAGTTGCTGCGCATTCGCGACATTCGCGCCAAGCGGAACAAGCTGGCCGTCTACGCGCCCTACGCCAGGCAGGTCGATTTTCACGTTGCTGGAGCGTCGTTTCGCGAGCGCTTGTTCATGGCGGGCAACCAGCTTGGCAAGACCTGGGCTGGCGCCTTCGAGGTCGCCATGCACGCAACCGGCCGCTACCCCGATTGGTGGACGGGCAAACGGTTCCCTTACGCCACCCGGTCGATGGTCGGGTCCGAGTCCGCCGAACTGACGCGCAAGGGCGTGCAGCGGTTGCTACTTGGCCCGCCGGAGATGCGAGACGAGTGGGGCACCGGAGCGATACCGCACGAATGCCTGCGCGATACCAGCATGAAACAGGGCGTGCCGGATGCCGTGTCCAGCATCGTGGTGCGCCACGCATGCGGCGAGGACTCGGTCATTCAGTTCAACAGCTACGACCAGGGCCGCACCAAGTGGCAGGCCGACACCGTGGACTTCGTCTGGTTCGATGAGGAGCCGCCGCTGTCGATTTACTCTGAGGGCCTGACCCGCACTCAGGCAACCGGTGGCCAGGTGTTCGTCACCTTCACGCCGCTGCTGGGCATGTCCGATGTGGTCAAGCGGTTCTTGATCGACAAGCCTGCCGGGTCAAGCGTCACCAAGATGACGATCCACGACGCCGAGCACTACACGCCCCAGCAGCGAGAAGAGATCATCGCCAGCTACCCGGAGCATGAGCGCGAGGCGCGCGCCAAGGGCATTCCCATTTTGGGCAGTGGCCGCGTCTTCCCCGTTGCCGAAGACGCAATCAAGGTGCGCGCCTTCCCGATCCCACCGCACTGGCCACGGATTGTCGGCATGGACTTTGGGGTTGACCACCCAACGGCAGCCGCCTGGCTGGCGTGGGACCGCGACAGCGACACGATTTACATCACCGACACCTACCGGCGCAGCGAGCCCGGCATCGCTGGCCACGCCATGGCCTTGCGGGCGCGCGGCGAGTGGGTGCCGGTGGCCTGGCCCCACGACGGCTTGCAGCGTGACAAAGGCGGCTCCGGAGAGCAGTTGGCCAAGCAGTACAAGGACCAGGGGCTGAACATGCTCAAGGACCGGGCTACCTTCGAGGACGGCAGCAACGGCGTCGAGGCGGGCCTGTCCGACATGCTTAGCCGGATGCAGACCATGCGCCTGCGGGTGTTTGCTCACTTGGAAGATTGGTTCGAAGAGTTTCGCCTGTACCACCGCAAGGACGGCATGGTGGTCAAGTTGACCGACGATTTGATGTCTGCCAGCCGGTACGGGATAATGATGCGCCGGTTCGCCAAGACGCAAGAAGAGTCGGAAGCCCGGGTCCGCGCAACGCGCGCGCCTAACGTCCCCGTTTTTGGGGTGCTTGACGAAACAGCAGGATATTAATATGCCAACTAACAACCCTTTTGCCGTCGGCAACTCCAAAAGCGCCGGTTCGTTTCCCACTACGTCGCAAGACCAACTTAATCAGCAGCAGCAGCAGCAAAAACAGAAAGGGCCTACACAAGATCGGGCTTCTATGTTGCTTCCGCCAAAAATGGGCGTTGGCATTGGTTCGCTTCCCACTACGCCGCAACAACCGGATCAGTACTCGCAAGACCAACTGAATCAG